CTCCATTCATTAAATAGAAAAGGAGCTATATTAAGAAACCCCTCATCAACCTCGATATTTTTTTTATCACATTCTTCTACGAAAGATATTATTTCTTGTGTTACCCCTATACTAGGTATGTATAGATTTATTGTTTTATCGATTTTTTTAATATTAAAAACAAACCCTCTTGTTTCTCCGTTATAATATCGGGATATGTTTTCATCTAAAACATAAGAACTTAATACTCCAGTTCTTAGTTCTATTCCATCTTTGAATGGGCAATCTACTGTTTGGTTGCAATTTTTCTTCGGCTTAAGTATTATCGAATTCTCTCCCTTTATAAAAGTAAGATCTCTAATAGCCATTATTATAAAAAATCTATCCTCCTGTTTAAGATCCTTATAAGAAACTACGCCTTCATTAGGAAATTCCATCCTAGAGCATCTATCTATAATATGAGTTAATTTTTCCTCGATATCCAATTTATCATCATCGTCAATAGTTGAAAAGTGTCTTATCTCTCTAACCTCTGCTGCTCTAATAGCAATCTTTGTTCCATCAGGATAGTATTTACCCCCTGAAGGTAGAATGCTAACTGGTATGTTTTTCCATCCTGTTTCAAAAGAAACCGGCTTATTTAAAATTTGGGATTTACCCAATGATGCCACAGATTCGACATTTTGAATTTGCTGAATGGGCTGTTGTTCTGGTCGATGAAGGGGCTGAGTGTTATTTAATGATTCAGTGACTTTATCTGCTACTACCGAAACGCGATTAGGGTCATCATATTCTATACCCCCTGCAATTTCTTTTCTTCTAAGAACTTCTTCTGGCGAAATGTTGTTATCCATATATTTACTTTTGTTTTCTTATTATATAACAAAAAACAAAAAAGGAGACAAATTAATCGTCTCCTTTTGCATTTAATTGAAAATATATTATTACATAAACAAATCTTCCCAGTAATCACATATCCATGAGGTGGATACAGTGTAGATAGCTGGATTTTCGTAATCTAACTGCATATCGTTAATAGCAGTACTAATAAAGCAAGAAGGTATTCTAATCCTTCTGAAAACATCTCCTCTTTTATTAAATACTGAGATAACCATAGAACCAACATAATCGCTCTTAATACCCATCGCACCGGTTAGTGGGTTATAGATTAAATCGCTCCATTGTCTAAGTATCTTATAAACACTCATTGAATTTACGTCATTTAAGTTGACCTCAAATTCCATTGTTAATGTCACATCACTGGTAGTAGGCTCCCCTCCAGCATATCTTCTTTGAGCAAACTTGTAGGTTTGTTCAACGTTTGCGCTTGCTAAAATATCTACAGCCAAACCAGTTATAGACTTAACCTGTTGTGCTAAAATTGATTCCCCTTTGAAAGTCGTGTTAGCCTCTACTATTCCCGAAGGAGGAGTGATCAAAACCTCAAATTGGTTAAGATATACCGGTTCGTAGTTATTTATCGCGGCTTTAGAGTTTGTAAAATGTGGTAAACCTGCCATTTATTTTTTTATTTTTTTATAAGAATAAATCATCCCAATAATCAACTGCCCAAGTCATATCATCAACTTTAAATATCTCGGTTGAAGTGTAGTTAAGATTCATTTCACTTATTGCCTTAGTTGGATAACAGTCTCTGCATGTTATTCTTCTGAAAACGTCCCCTTGTTTATTAAAGATAGAAACTACGATAGTACCTGTATAGTCATTCTTGAGACCCATTGCTCCTGTTAGTGGATTATAGATCAAGTCACTCCATTGTCTCAATGTTTTAAAAACATACATTGAGTTGTCGTCATTTAAGTTGACGGTAAAGCTTAAACTTAAATCCAGATAGGTATTATCAGGTTTAGCTCCAGCATAATTTCTTTTAGCAAACTTATACTTTTGCGTAACTAGTCCTGGGTTTTTATCTAATGTAAGTCCTCCAACCTTTGTTACTTGCTGAAGGAGTATCTCCCCACCAGCAACAGCAGAAGGAGGTATAACTGTAACCTCAAACTGATTCAGATAAACAGGTTCGAATTTGTTTATTGCTGATAATGAATTTTGATAATGTGATAGTCCTGCCATATTCAGTTTATATTTATCTTAGTTGCTCAAAAGGCTCCAATTCGCATTACACGAATTGGGTAAAGCCTCCTGCTGCTATACCACCTGTTCTTGTAACAGTAATTCTATTAATGAATTTCTGTATACCTCTAGCAGGTTCAACAATAACATCTATGATTCCCATATTCATATCAATAATTGCTGGAGTGTTATTAGAAGCATCCATAACAGTTTGGTAGTTGTATATTCCACCGCCTGCTCTAACTCCATCTAGGTAGTTATCTACTAATGTTTTAATTTCAAGTCTAATTGAATCCTCGTTGAAATCAAATAAGTAGTTAGAAAGAATTGACTGAACGTCACTTTCAATACTTATTAAAAGGTCTCTTACGTGAACTAGATTAAATGCAGAGTTAACTTGTTGATAAGCAGTTTGGTTACCGAAGATAACTACTCCAACTCCTCTTCTCTTAATGATCGGGTTAATACCGAATGGTTCAAGATTTCCTCTGTCCTCATCAGTAAAGTCATATTCAACTCCTACTATATTACCTCCGCCGCTTACTATACCTCTTTTTTGACCTGCGATAATCGCATAAGGTTCTCCTGTAGCAAATTTTCTAACAAAGTTGTTAGATACCATAGCAGCTGGTGGTACGTTTATATTTCTATTAGATTCTCTGATAGTGATATAAGGAGCGTAGAATGCAGCAAATTTAGATCCTTCTGCTTCACTAGGTAAGCTGAAAGTATAAGAAGGATTTAGTGATAAGTTACCTCCATCAGCTATATAAGCAGTATTTAAACTTGGATAAGGATTAGGAGCTGTAGGTGCGTTAGTAAATCTAGGATCTGTACTCTTTTGAAACTGTTCCATAGAAGGAGCATTGATAAGAGCAAGCGATTGTTGTCTAATCATTGCTAATCTACTTAACTGATATTTAGAGTTAGGTAAAATCTGTCCAGAGAATGTATCTACTACATATCTGAATGATATAATGTCTTTAGAAGCTAATGTCTTAGCAATGTTAGTGTCATACATAACATCAAGTATATCAGAAATTCTAGCATCACTACCATTAGGTCTGTGTGATTCTTTCATAGTGAATCCAGAAAGATACGTAAAGTCAAAAGATCTTGTAAATTGAGATATCGATTGGAACTTTTGAACCCTAGACATATTGCCATCTCCTGAATAATAAAGTATTGGTCTAGCACATATTACTTTATAAGTTCCTGATGTAGTTGTCGAAGCAACTGTAGTGATCTTAGCTAATCTGCTTTGTTGATTTCCCGTTGCAGGCACACAGATGTCAAGGTCAGTGGATACTACTAAATCGCCAACCGACATAGGTACGTTTCCGTTAGAGTCTTCTGTTACGTAGAATGATGTTGTGTCTATTCTAGTACAGTCTACAAATTCGTTAATTGATCCCTCTTGAGAGATAATATCGAATTTCTGATCATCTACTGAAGTACCTATATTATCAGAAGCATAAGTAGCAGAGAATAAAGCTATATTATTTATAGTGTTACCAGCTAAGGAAACGTTTGTATGTGATCTTGTATTAACATAATTAAACTGATCTCTATCTACTGTGTTTTCAAAAGTGAGATAATTTACGCTGGATCCTGCTGAATTTAACCAAACTATGTCTCCGTCTGCAAGTTCAGCATATTTAACATTCTGAAATAATGTAGATGCGTTATAAGCTTGTAGAACAATTGATGTTCCGTTAGAAGCATTAGGTCCGGTTACACCATTAGGTGTAGGTACATTAGCAACTCTATCTAAGTAATCAGAGTTACCAAATTGGTAAGCGCTAGTGTAAAAAGGTTTATTACTTCCAGAAGCTCCTGTATTATAAGAAGTTGTGCCATATACAGGGGATACCGTTATACCTTGAGATCTATAGTAAGCTGTATCTAAAGGGTGAGAGAAGAATATTCTAAGCTCTCCGCTAACATCTTTAGTTCCAGTAACTTTAAGTTTAACTAAATCATGTAAAGAGAATTGGTTAATTAATGCTCCAGTTGCGCCGGAGATACCTTCAACTATACCGATTATGTATTTCTGATCATCTGAAGAGTTAACCGTTAAGAAAGTTTTTAGCTCATTCTTTTCAGTAGCACCGCTTAAATATCCAGCAGTTCCACCAGTACCTGAAGTCTGAAGATAATGTAATCCTCCATCAAAAGCATTCGAATCATAAGGAGCAAAAGCTTGATAAACAATACCTGCTGTTGAGCCTGCATTGATTGTGAATAAAGTACCTGTGTTCATACCAGAGGTGTATCCAGTAGCTCCGGTGGGTCCAACGAATCCACTAGCTCCAGTAACACCTATTACATTTTGCGTGTAAAGGTAATCAGCAACTAATGCCTGGTCGTAACTTAAGAAGTTAATTGCAGGGTTAGCTAAATCTCTATTTCCTGATAATTCATCAATAAGGTGATTACCAACTAAATCAATTTGATATGGATTAGTGCAAATGTTATCAAATGCCTGTTCGTCAATAGCACAGAATAAACCTGTTGCTGGTGAATTTGCATTTACTAAAGTTTGTACATATTGGTTAACCCCATTAAGATCCACAAAATTAGGGATTATACATCCTGTTACTGAGGTAACTATATTAACATCCTGTTGGCTAAGAAATGAATCAATTTGACTTTTTATAAAACCGTTATTAGTAAAGTAACCAGACCATTTTGGGTCTAAAGCTAAAGCTGCATAATTTGTCCAATCACCAGATACTGCTATTACATCAATGAAATAATCTGACAGATAGTCGTAAGGGTGCATAAAGGTAGGAACGTTATTAGCTCCATACCAATCTAGTGCAAAAATATCATAACCTTTTAAAGGTTTAGATGAATCAGTAGACTTTCTAGTAATAATACTAATAGGTGTTTTACCTAAATTTGTTAAAGCAAATAGCTTTCCAGTATCAGGTGTGCTTAGTGTTGCTAAGAAATATTTGGTATCTGCGTACCAAAATCTCTCTTTATTATAGTAAGATGAATATAACTCAGATGTTACCACCCCATTATATTGCTCAGTATCAAGAGAGTATGCTATGTATGTAACCTCATCAGCATTTCCTGTGTCAGTATCATCATTTAACTTTAATAGATTTAATCCAAATACTGGACCTGTATTTAAACAAGTTAGTATAGATCTATGGAAGAAAGATCCCTTATTTTCTAAAGATCTATCAATGTCTCCAAACACAGAGATCATAGTAGTAGGATCTGGGATGTATACAGGGGTATTGAAAGGCCCTTTGTTTGAGAAACCCACAACCAATCTAATCGTTTGAGATGTTAGAATGACGCTTTGTGACGCGTCAAATTCAAGAGTATAAACCCCTGAGGCTTTAAACTGTGAATAGTCTATTTTAACCTTATTTGCCATTATTTTTTAAGATATTTTTTGCTTCTTTACTATATATCGAAATAGAAAGTAGAATATCGGATCCATCACATGTTTAGAGCAATTTATTGAAATCGCCATAGCTTCTTCCGTCTTTGGTGATGGGACCTCTGTTTCCGTATACATATTCATCATTCTCTGCTGAGATACCAGCTTCAAGTTTTAATGTTATTAATTGTTTGTATTCATTATCGAGCTCATCAAACACATCGCCAACCATCTGGTTGAAATCATAGCCATCAAAAAGACCTGGTAGATTCACCAAAGTCATTGCTACGTCATCATGTCCAGTTTGGCTAGAATATGTTCCCCTGTTATTAAGACCGAATGTAAATAGTTCAGGGATTGTCCATTTCTTATCGTTTACTAAGATTTTTCCCTCTCTTATTAAGCTTCTTAGAAGTTCGCAGTACTTCATCTTATTCTTTTCATTGTACTTAATACCCGGTTTTAAAATCCTTGCAGATTCAGAATGCTTTGTAAATAAAAACATCTCATCATAATAATCATCATCTGTCATTAGTTTCTCGTAAAGCAATTCCCCCTTGAAGTTCATCTCGATAGCTAGCTTAACTCTATCTACGCTAACCACCTTTATTAATCCTCTTAGTAACTTAACAAGCTCTTCAAGCTTTATTTCATTATCTCTAAAAACCCCAACCTGTACAAGACCAAAGAAATCTGATTCGTCCTCAAATTCTACAATTGATTCTATAACTTTTTTAGGTAAGGGGGTAACCTTGAATATATTAACAACAGTAAAGTCACCCTTTATACCTGCGCTTATATCAACAGAAAAAACGAACTTCTTCCCTGGAGAGTTGGCGTTATCTAAATTAAACTTAGGATGCCATAGAAGTTTTTCGTAATTAAGACTTTCCTCATAATGTAAGCAATCTATCTCTCTCCATTCATATTCAACCTCATTAGACTTAATCTTTTTAAGCTCATTAGATCCTAAAAGTAGAGAAGAAGAGCTTAGAAATTGGTTACCATATTCCTGGTTAAATAGCTCCTCGCTTCCGAGGTTACCTATTTCTTTTTGTTTCCAAGCTTCATCTCTTCCGGGAACTTGCCACCAATCAACCCTGATTGGATTAAAACTATTTTCGCCCATGAGAGCACCCTGGTAAATCTCATAGAATTTATTCATTCCATTCGGGGTAGAGGTTATAATTATTCTAGATACATTTGATGATGATACAGTAGGATAAGTAGATCTAAAGAATGCTTCAATAAAGTTAGCATTAATATGGGCAAACTCATCCATGTAAAGGAAATGTATAGTAAAACCAATACCTGATGTTTTAGTTGTTGTCTTAGCTAAAATTCTACATCCGTTATCAAATCTCAGTGACATCACATTATTAACAATCATTCCTGGTTTAAGAAAAAACGGAAGACCTTTGATGATTGTCTTAATCTTGTCCATTAGCTCTTCCGCAGTATCACCAACGTTGGCTAGAATCATGGCATTTTTATCGTGGTTAAATAAAAGATACCAAACAAGGATTATCGAAGATGTTATTGATTTACCAACCTGTCTAGGGGCTAGAAATATATTAAACCTATTTGTCTGATATTCTCGTAGTACCGAGCTTTGGTAATCTCTAAGGCTGATATAGTTTAATCCCTCGTCTGTCATTACCTGACAGTATTTAGAAAAATATGTGACATCCTCCGCGCATTTTCTCATCTCGAGAATCTCTTCGTTAGTATATTCCCAAAGTAAATTTGGTTTTTTTAAATCCGGATTTCCATCATGAAATGGGTTATCAACTTCTTTATAATCAAGTCCTTCCTCGTCTATTCTTCTGAGAAGCTCGTTGACTCTTTCAGTAGTCCATACGTTTGTTTCATTCTGAACTCCGCTCTTATTACTTTCTATATCATCAAACATACTATTCTATTATATCATCCTCAATAAGAAAATCAGTTTGATCCTCTTCGTCACTTTGAGGTCTAATTTGTTCATCAATTACCTTTTTTTCCCTTGCATTAACCACTGCATTAGGATTTATTTCAACTGGTTTAACGTCAATTATCTCCGATCCTAGTATATCTCTAAGTCCCTCCATTATTCCCCTTGTTCCCCTTGATCTTACCCCTGACCCATCTGTGTTTGAAGGATAGAAACTATTATTTTCGCCAATCTCATTTTGGTCCATAAGTACACCTCCCGAATGTTTTTTAACTTCCAATTCTGTGTTCACCCTTTTATAGCTCTGTTCCATTTTTTCTAGATAAGCCTGATAATCTTTTGGCATTTGCATTATCTGAGACTGAAGCTGTGCAAGAACCTCAAAAATCCTAGGGTGCATATTTCCTAAATCTATCTCCTCTAGTAATTTAGTGATTGCGTGTTGAGCAGATTTCATCTGAAACATCATTGACGAAACGTTCATAGCATCAACCTTTTTCTTAAGGTCAAGAAATTCTACGTGCCCGTGGGATCCAGGATCAACATAGAATTTTGCTACCGAATCCATTAAGGATCTAGCCTCTGTTAGAGCGCTAAGTTTTTCATCAGCAAAATTCATAAGTTCTGATGTTTTCAATCTCGGAAGGTCGTCTGAATCTAAAGAAATAGAATCTAAGGCTTCTTCCATTATTATGGCATCCAGATTCTCTTTTATTCTCTCCTGTATTACCTTCTCTGGTTTAGGTTTTCTTCTTGGCATATTTTATCTGTTTCTAGCGAACTTAGGTATGTTCAGCAATGGTTTAGCGTTATCAATTATGTGTGCTAGCTGAGAATCCCTTACTATGTTTTGATTTAAAACAGTAGATTGGGTATCAACATCTATCATATTTTTAAATAGTCTTATATTACTTAGATATATCGGACCTGTGAATATTTTATAAGCATTCGTCTCAGTTCCGTAGAATGGACTTGCTTTATCTGTGATGATATTGGACGGAGCAGCAAATAATATAGGTTCAGTAAACATTCTAACTTCCTCGTGTAGCTTTTGTAATTTACTAGATTGCTCGTTTGGATTAACAGGATCATATGTCATTCCCCATACATTAGCCGCTATCTGTTTATAGGTATTTGAAATATTAACAACTACGCCATACCATTCACCGTACTCTGGAGTGAATTGTAAAGGTGAATTTATGATCATACTATTAAGTCTGATGACCAAACTTCCCTGTCCTAAGAAAGGATTAGTATTCTCGTCAATCACACCAGAGTGAATTATATCTACTCTCACCCCTTTCATATCAGAATTCTCATCTAAATAAAGACCGCTTATTAAATTTCTACTTTGTGCTTTTTGTACTTTCCAAATTATTGTACCCTGTGAAAAAGTGGTTGAGTTGTTTTTGACAGTAAATCTATACTCATCAATAACAGATAAAACCTCATATCCACCAGAGTGTAATTTATCTGCTTTTATCGCAACATATCCCTCCGGATTTGAAGCATATGATTCCCATTTTTCTAATCTATGTCTATTAGGGTAAGTACTTAAATATAGATAATCAGAATCTGAGCTCTCCAGAGTTGCATTTAATATAGGATATCCTCTTTTAGTCATCTTGGTATTATCATAGAAATCTCTTAGAGTGAACCAGCATGTGTATGCTAATTCCTCGTTATCTCTTAATACAGGTAATGATTTATATCTAACAGCATTCTTATACCTAGTAGGATCGAATACGAATTCAGAGGTATCAGCAAAAGCTTCACTTAGATCATAATATTGGTTTAATACTATTGTCCAGTTATTATTAAGATCATATTCTATTATAGGAAGATCCTTATAAACATAAGATCTAATAGGATCCTGAGACATTTGTGTTATTGTTGTAGCGTACTGTTGGGGTTTAGAAGACTTTAATTCCTCTGACTTAACTTCTTCACCAAATAACTCCTGAGTAGTTACTGCTATTCCCTCTAGCTCCTCTTTGTAAGCAGGATCTTGGAAATATGTATTACTTCTAGGGCTGTATTTCTGAAGCTCTATTTTAAAATAAACAGGAGCATTCATAAAATCCCTAAATAAATAGGTTGAGTTTATTTCATAGATTCTATTAGTTATAGGGAAGTAAATTATATCTCTCTTTCTAGGTTGTGATCCTTTACCGAATATACTTTCAAAATATTTTCTATCTATTTGTATTTCAAAAGGACTCTCAAACTGTAGTCCGAAAGGATCATAATTTATTTTATTATCAGGGAATTGATTTTGTGGAACTAATATCTTAACACATTTCTCATCAACAACATTAAAAAGAGTGTATTCTCTAAGAATAACATCCTTACCTCTACCCTGTGGCTGAACTGAATAGTAATTTGCTTCTAATCCAAAAACTTTATTAACCATCTGACTTAAATCCTGATAAAGATTTAAAGCTTTATTTACAGCATAAGGATTGAATGTGAAATTACAATCGCTGAATATAACGGGTCTAGTTGAAATCTCATTAGAACATATTAAAGCAGGCTTAGATATAACTTTCTCTGGTGTAGGAGCATATTCGAGATCAAGTTCAAATTGAACTATCACTATGCTAGGATCGATTGGTTCATCAGTGTTATAGATTATTGTAC